ACAGCTCCTCTTGTGCGTTGGTCAGCGTGACGGTGCACATGCGCCCCACGCTGGGCGAGACTGCCGCCTGCCAATCAAAGGTTGCCTGCACCCCTTGCGGGCCGCTGATCTCGATGCGCGGCCGTGGTAGATACACAGCATGCGCAGTGAAGGTCAGCCCGACGCCGCCTGCCAGCGCGTAGTCAAACGACATCTCGCAGGCCTCACCATTGATTGCCTGATTGACCAGCGTTTGATCGGCAAAGCGGACCTGCACATTGCCAGTCAGGGCCGCCACTGACGGATCAGCCCCGTCAATGCGGCCGTCCGAGCGGATGGTCTCAATCCGGTCGAGGTTGTTGGCATAGGCTATATCCACCGAGACAACATTGCCGATCGGCTGGCCGTTGCGGGTGATAGCGCCGTTAAAATGACCAAAGCGGATCAGATCGAGGTTGGCCAGATTGCCCGCAGCGGAGCTTGTGCCAAGCGCCTCGCCTTGGGCCACAAGGCTCACCGTCACCGTCAGCAGCCCGGAGCGCGCCATCTGCCAGTTGATGCTGTCGACCATGCAGCCGGAATACATCGCAAAGCGCGGCACCTCGGGCATGCCGGTCTCAATTGAAAAGGACGGCAAAGACCAATTGCCCGATCGGAACTCATGGCTGTAGGGCGCATCTGATCCCGTGGTGACCGGTGCGCCAAACGCGGCCTTGAGCCAAAAGCCGATCGAGGATGCATCGAGCGGGATCACCACATCGCCGTCCGCCGTCACAGCGTCCTTGATTGGCGCCAGCGGATCACGGCCATAGCCCAACAGCTCCGAGCCCAGCAAAGGCTGCTCGGCCCCCAGCGACGTGCTGGCAAACGGAATGCGGGTGAAGCCGCCTGCGGGCGGCGTGCCATAGGTTGTCTCGAACGCCAGCGCCATCTGCGCGCGCGCTCCTTGGGCTCGTGCCATCGTGTCTCTCCTTGAATGTCAGCGTTGTGATGTGATCAGGCCAGCGGATCGCTAATCGCGTAATGCAAGATGATCGGCACGATTGCGGCCTTAATGGTGGCGCCACCCTCGACGGGCAGGTCGACCGGTTCTGGCGCTTCTGCCTCGACCCAATCGCACAGGCCCCGTAGCGTGCGGTCTGCTGCGATGGCCGCACCGATCCGCCCGATGAGCCTGTCAAACCGCACGTCGCGGTCCTCGGCGGTCTGCACGATCACCTCGACCTCGGCGCGGTGCTGGTAGTGATACATCAGCGGTGACAGCGTCACGCCGGGCTCGCCCGGGTTGCCATCGCGCAGGATCATCAGGCCGCTAGGTGGGATGCGTTCGGGCAGCACCTCACCGCGCAGCACCGGCACATGCGGCACAGTGCTGAGCAGATCCGCCAGGGCGGTGAGGATGGTTTCGCGGGGTGTCATCCGGTTTTCCCTTCCACCCAATTTGTTACGATCGCCCTGGGTATCCGATCCTGCGCGGCCCTAGCATCCCGGTCGAGATCGAGCCGTTTGCGCAGCTTCACTTGCGGCACCAGCAGAAAGATCGGCACGGTGGTCAGCCCGCGCCCGGTCTTGGACCGCGAGGCTACGCCGACCCCGCGGGCGTTCAAGCGCCCCTCTGCCACCAGCAGGCTCGGGCCGCGGGGGCGATAGATGAACCGCAGCCGCATCCCACGACGACGCTCCCATTCTCCTGGAGTGATGCGTCCACCGCGCGCGGATTTGCCCGCAGCGGGCGTGGGGATTGCCAGCCAAAAGCCATTGCGCGACCGGATCAGCGGACCGGTGTCATGGGCGCCGAGAACTACGGGTGCCTGTGACCAAACAAGCGCCGCAGCATTCAAGCTGGGCTTGCCCTTGGGGTATTGCGCCGCGCGGATGGTGCGTGCCAGCCGTTGTCCCAGCCCCGCACTGGTGATCTGCCCGCGCCAGGCCGTTTTGAGACCAGTACCAGCATCACCGACAGCCTTGGTCACAGCCCGTTCGCCAGCCATGATCTCAGCTGCCATCATCGCCCCGATGTTGCCTGCGACTTCCAGACGGATCATATCGTGACCTCTCAATCAGCCGGTGTGATCAGCATGCGGGTCGGGCCAGTACGGCAGCAGCTCTGCCGTCCAAACCAGCCGCTCACGATCACGCTGCGGTGCGCCTTGCACTACAAATATCTCCGCCCCGATCTCAAAGCGGTCGCCCGCCGCCAGTTCCGGACAATCGCTGATGCGGACATCCAGAACCACGCTGTCACTGACCAGCCGCGCCGCACCAAATTCGACCATGCGGTCCTGGCTGCGGCGCATCACGCGGATCGCCACCTCCGGCCCGATGCCCATTTGCTGATAAAGCGCCGGGGTGGAAAGGTTCGGATCGCTGAACAGCACGTTGAGTGCTGCAGTAAAAGCTGTCATTGCGGTTCAGCCTCAGTTGCCACTGTACAAACGGATCGCCATGCGCGGCCGCTTGTTTACCGGCAGGATCGAGGTTTCAGTCATCAGATCAATCCAGCGGCCTTTGGCGTCAATCATCTGACGCGCATATAGCGGCAGGCCGATGGTGTTGGCGGTCTCCAACAGATTGGCGGGCCCACCATAGGTTGTGAACGTATCGAAGGTACCCAAGGGGAACGCGATGCCTTCGCCTGTGGGTATCAACCGCTCGGAGGTGCCGTTCGAGAGGGTGACGGACCCATTATATTCCTCAAAGAGGACGCCCGCGAAAGGGAAAGCCCGGCGCATGTCCTCGCGCAGCGGCTGGCCACCGGTGGCCGAGAAGAACTTGTAGGCCTCTTCAGTCTTGGGGTGACTGATCAGCTTGTCGAAGAACTCCGAGCTCACCAGCGCATGGGCGGTGGTCATGGTCTCGCCGAGCAGATTGTCCTCCATGGCGCGCAGCACACTGCGAACCTTGCCCTGCACATTCGTGCCAGCAGTGCCAAACACAAAGTCGATCGAGATCTTCTCGAGGCCAAACTCAGAAAAGTAATCGTAAAGCGTGGTGCCAGCGCCGTCCTTCACGATACCACGTAGCGCGTTCATCTCCATATATTCGCGGGTCTGAGCATGCTTGCGGCGCATTAGGGTCAGCTTGCGGTTCATTACCTCGACCAATGGGTCAGCGGCATCCGAGAGGCCCAACGCGGGCATGCCCTGAACATCAGCGGGCAGGATAACGTCGTCATGTGGGATCCACGGCAGCGCAAAGGATCGCATGGAGCGCGCCTCGCGGGTGCCCACGGTGGCGGGCGCGCCCAGCGGTACGGATGGCAGGAGGCTGAGCACCCCTTCGCGCTGTTCTATAACGATGGAGCGCTGTGACACACCCTCAAAGCGAAACAGGCCGATCTGGCCAAGGCGGGTGTAGAGGTTGGGCAGGATGTTGATGGCCTGCGTCATATCTGCGAGCGAATAACCGCCCGCGTCAAACGGGTTGCGGGTGATGGTCATGGGAAAACTCCGGGGAAAAATGTCAGGGGGGATGCTTGGCAGCTAAAGGTTGCCAGATCAGGCGGTGTCGCGTGGGATGATGCCTAGCGCAGCCAGCTGACCTTGTTTGGTAGCAATTTTGGCCGCGTCATCTACGGTGTCATCAAAGACCAAAGCGGCTTTAGCGACGATGGCGGGGCCGCGTGCGATGACAATGCCAGTGGCATCAGAATCAGTGGCATCGACTGCGTAAAGCAACACGGCGGCCGCCGTCTGCGCGCCGTCTGAGCCGCCCGAAGTTGCCAGCTTGTGTTTGCCGCTGGCGGTGATGCGGCCAAGAACAGCGCCGACGGGATAGTTGGTGCCCGCAAGAAGTGTCACGCTCTCGCGGGTGAAGTTCGGGTTGACCTCATATTTGAGGACATCGCCCATGGTGGCGGGCTGTCTGAGGACGGTCATGTCGGGGATCCTTGTGGGTTCTTGGGCAAAAGAAATCCCCGCTGGGGAGGAGCGGCGGGGGTTCAGGTGGCAGGGTTTCAGGGATGAGAGGGAGTTTCAGCCCTTTGCACCTGCAGAGGCCGCGCGTTTGGCGGCGGCCACGATGGGGCTTTCGGCGGTCTGGGGCAAAACAGGTGATGGCGGCGCCGCGACAATATCGCGGGCATCGGCAGCAGCGGCGGCGCGCTGCAACACCAGCGAACGCAATGCCTCGGGGGCTGTGCCTTCGCGGAGTGCTTTCGCAGCGTCTATTGCGACGCCAAGCCGTCCAGCTTGTGCTGCGATTTCGGTAATATCTGCGGCCTCGTTGCGCAGTTTTGCCGAAAGTTCAGCCAGATTGCTCGACTGCGCTGCGTTCGACACCGGCGGCACGGATGCCGCAGGGGGCGTAACCGGGGCGGCAGGTTGATCCTCACCGGCGGTGGAATGACCATCCTGCGGAATTGTTGCCTCATCGGCAGTCTCTTCACGTAGGGTATATTCAGCATCATTCTCTGCAATGCTGTTTGTGGTGTCTCTAGTGTCAGTCTGGGCGGCCATCTGTGCCTCCTTTTTCGGTTGAGTTGGTTTGCGGGACTGGAGTGCTGTCGCGCGAGATGCGCGCGCGGGGGTCGGCGTTGGGCTGTTTGCTAAGCGCTGTCGGAAGGCGGCAAAGCCGCGCTGCAGATCAATCACCTCATCGGCAAGACCTGCGGCGACAGCGTCTACCCCGCGGTAGGTGGTGGCTTCGGTCGCGAGCGCGGCCTCCTGGCTTAACCGTTCCGCACGTCCCGCCGCGACTGTCTCCGTAAAGAGGAACCGCAGCACATCGATCTCGCGCTGGATGTCATCACGAACGGCGTCAGGCAGGGGCTGATACGGATTGCCATCCACTTTATGCCGCCCTGAATGGATCAAAGTCACGCGCACACCGTCCTGATCAAGCTCGCCACTAAGGTCGGCATGCATCACGACGACACCGATGCTGCCAACGGCTCCAGTACGTGGCAGCAGAATGCGGTCAGCCTGGCTCGCCAGCGCATACCCAGCTGAGAAAGCGTGTTCAGCCACAAAAGCCCAGACGGGTTTGCTGGCGCGAATTGCACGAATGCGATCTGCGAGATCAAATACCCCCGCAACTTCACCCCCAAAACTGTCAATTTCCAACGCAAGGCCGCGCACGGACGAGTCGCTTGCTGCCGCGTCAATCTGAGCTGCGATTCCCTCATAGCTGGTCTGGCCCGAGGACTGTCCGATCCAGCCACCGCGGTAGATCAGCACGCCAGAAATTTCGATCACGGCGATACCATCCACCACTGGGTAGGGAGCCTCACCATGCTGGCGGTAATCGTCCAGCATCCCACCGGCAAGGATGCTGGCGCGCGCTGGCGGGACGACGGTGCTTTCCAAGCCGCCGTTTCCGTCACCAATCTCGACCCTGCGTCCAAGGAT